TTTATTTAATAATACATTTTTAATGGCTAATAAGCTATTCTGCACATTCACGGCTCCTGAAGAATTAGATAATACTCTAAATACTTTAACGACTAAATATACTATTTTATATTCTAAAATATTTGTGTTGGAATCGCTGTCGACTGAAGAATATGTCTGTACTTATAATATAGATACATTCAATATGGAGCAACAATCAGTGTTACCTAACACAATATTGCTACATCGTAAAAAAGAGTCAAATACGTTATATACAATAAATGCATTAAACGCATTAATCAAGTCTTTGAACAGTGGTATATTAGATACCAATTATCGCATTACGTGGTTGGATTATAAAAATTCAATCTTGTTAATTCAAAATAATGATTTAAATATCATTCAAACAAAAATCCACAAGATAATTAATCTGTAGGATTTCTCAATTACCATTACCGAGTACAATTTTTAAAACTTAAATAGTTATATTATGGATTTAGCTTTATTAAAGCAAAAATTAGGTAACCTTAACGCACCCAAAAACAGTGGTGGTAAGACTTACGAAAAAATCGACTACACGAAAGTGTTCTGGAAGCCTCAGGTAGGCAATTATACGATCCGCATCGTACCCGCAAAATCAAATAAGCAAAACCCATTTAAGGAAGTATATTTCCATTATGGATTCGCTAAAGGTCCGGTTTTAGCTCTAAACAACTTTGGAGAAGCAGATCCAATTATGGAATTTGCAGCAAAATTACGTCAATCAAAAGATCGCGACAACTGGGCATTAGCTAAGAAGTTAGATCCAAAAATGCGTGTATTTGTTCCTGTTGTTGTTCGTGGCGAAGAACATTTAGGAGTTCGTTTATGGGAATTCGGTAAGGAAGTATACAAATCATTGCTAGGATTTGCGGCAGATGAGGATTATGGTGATTTTACTGATATCCAAGAAGGATTTGATTTTAAAATCGATGCAGTAGCAGCAGAAGTTGCTGGTCGTAAGGTAGTTAGCTGTACATTACGTCCTCGTCCAAAAGCGTCACCAATTTCGGAAGATATTAATCAGATTAATAAGTGGCTAGAAGAACAACCTGATATCATGACTATTAATCGCAAACGCGAATACAATGATATTAAGGAATTATTAGCTAAATGGTTAAATCCAGAAGCTGAAGAAGAACAAGCAGCACCTGCTGCTCCTGCTCCAACACCTGCAGACCCATTACCCTCAGTACAATCAGATTGGGTTAATGATAATCAAGTAACAGAACAAGAAAAATCAGCGTTTTCTTTGAACACAAACTCATCAGATAAATTCGACGAATTATTTCAATAATGGCTAAAAAATCACCATCCGAGACTGTCACCCATATTTTGGGTGACAAGTCTAAATTTAACTTATCTGCATTTAAGAAATCTAAATACTTAGATCAGACTACTAAATTTAAAGAACAAAAATGGATCCCATTTACTCCAGCAGTAAAAGACGCACTTTCTATTCCTGGTGTGCCAATGGGACAAATTACGATTGCGCGTGGAGGTTCTGATACAGGTAAAACAACTTTACTTATTGAAACTGCTGTTACTGCTCAGAAAATGGGCATATTGCCTGTATTTATTATTTCGGAAATGAAATGGGATTTTTCTCATGCACAAAAAATGGGATTAGAATTAACCGCTATTCCAGATGAAGATACAGGTGAAGTAATTGATTATGATGGTTTTTTTCTTTACATTGATAGAGGCTCTATCGGTTGTATTGAAGATGTGGCCGCATTTATTTCAGATATTTTAAACGAGCAAGCAAAAGGACGTTTACCATACGATTTATTATTTCTATGGGATTCAGTTGGATCACTTCCATGTCAAATGAGTGTAGATCAAGGCAAGAACAATCCAATGTGGAATGCAGGTGCGATGGCTACTCAATTTGGTAACTTTATCAATCAGCAATTTCCATTATCGCGTAAGGAAAAATACCCATACACGAATACATTCTTCGTTATTAATAAGACAGGTGTTCAGCCGGCTATGATGCCGATGGCACAACCTAAACGTACTAATAAAGGTGGAGATACAATGTATTGGGATGCTGCTGTTGTTATTACTTATGGTAACGTAACTAATTCAGGTACGTCTAAGATCAAAGCAGTTAAAGACGGTAAATCAGTAGAATTTGCTAAACGTACTAAAATAGCGATTGATAAGATCCACGCTGATTGTGGTGTAGCAACTGCTTCTACTATTATTGTTACTCCACATGGTTTTATTAGCGATACACCAAATGCGATTGCTAAATACAAGAAAGAACATGCACGTGAGTGGTTCAACGGACTAACAGATGTGGATGATCTACAAATTACTGAAGATAGCAGTGAATGGGATGAAGGTAAAAACATCGCTCCAACAATTGCTATTGATGATGAACTAGATAATGAATAAAGATGAATTATATAGTGTTATAGAAGCTGCTATTATACGTTGGAGTCTTGATGGCACTAAAACCGCAGGTTCTTTAACTAGAGAAATTATGTCAATAATAGAACAACAAGACAATGGATAAAGAATTCCTGAATAAATTATTTTCTGAATTAAGCGCAGATAAGAATAATTCAAAAAATGCTAGAGTACTTGTTGTAGATTCAATGAATACATTCCTACGCTCATTTGCTATTATTCAGCACTTAAACCCCAACGGCCACCATGTAGGTGGTCTTGTTGGCTTCCTTAAATCGGTTGGTTATGCTATTAAGCTATACCAACCGACTAGGGTTATTTTAGTATTTGATGGGCAAGGCAATTCCACTAATAAAAAATATCTATATTCTGATTATAAAGCAAATCGCACTAATTTAAAAGTAACTAATTGGAAAGTATTTGGCGATAAAAAAGAAGAAAGCGAATCAATGGCTAATCAAATGGGACGATTAATTGAATACTGCACTCAATTACCAGTATCGATGATTTGTATTCCTAAAATTGAAGCCGATGATGTGATGGGATATTTAGTTAAAAAATTTGAAGCAGATCCAGAAACAGATAAAGTAACGATTATGTCTGCTGATAAGGATTTTCTACAATTGGTATCAGATAAAACAGAAATATATTCGCCAACTAAGAAGAAAACATACCGAGCTGATGATGTACTAGAAGAATATTTTGTACATCCAAATAACTTTATCAACTACAAAATGTTATTAGGGGATTCTGGCGATAACGTTCCTGGAATACAGGGATTAGGTCCTAAAAAAGTATTTAAGTTATATCCTGAATTAATGGATTCTATTCCTATTGATTTAGAATACATGTTACATAAAGCAAAAGAAAATGAAGATAAAAATCAATTATATACTAAAATCATTCAATTTGAGCGCCAATTAGGTATTAATTATCAATTAATGTCATTAAAAGATCCGAACATAGACGACGAGGATAAGCGCATTGTTGATGATGCAGTTGAAAATGCACCACCATCACTGAACATAGGAAATTTCGTTGAAATGACGGAGGATGATCAATTAAATGAGCGTGTAAATTGGCAAGGATGGTTGATAGAGAATTTTTCCTCATTAGATTGGAAGCAATAAAAGTTATAAATAAAGGTTATAAATGACAGCACTAGATAGTTTAGATAAGTACGGGAATTCGTTTCAAACCAAAGTATTAGGTTTGTTATTAACGGATAGAAAATTTCTAGTAGATGTATCAGATTCAGTTACAGATGAGTATTTTGAAAATACAGCCAGAAAGTGGATTGTAACTAAATTAAATAAATACTTCGACGAATTCCATACTACTCCTACGATGGAGGCACTTCAGATCGAAGTAAAAAAAGAAGATAATGATGTATTAAAGATTGCTGTTGTTGAGGAATTAAAGGAAGCCTATAAAATGGCTGATCAAGCACACGATAAAGAATACATCGAGCAGGAATTTCTAAAATTCTGTCAAAACCAACAGATGAAGAAAGCAATTATGACATCTGTTGATTTATTAAATGATGGTGATTACGAATCAATTCGCTCATTAATTTCTAAAGCAATCGTTACATCACAAGAAAAAAATACAGGACACGATTATGAATTAGATGTAGAAGCACGTTATAGACCAGACGATAGACGTGTTATTCCAACACCTTGGCCACAGATTAATTCAATTACGCAAGGTGGTTATGGTAAAGGTGATTTAATTATATTCTTTGGCGGGCCTGGTTCTGGTAAATCATGGGCTGCAATTTCGATGGCGTTAGAAGCTGCTAAATTAGGTGGTAAAGTAGTATATTACACATTAGAATTAGGTGAAGGATATGTCGGACAACGTTTTGATGCTAATCTATTAGGAATTCCAGTTGATCAATTACCATTACATCGAGTTAAAATCGAAGATGCTACTAAAGGATTAGCAGGTAAATTAATTATTAAGGAATATCCACCAAAACGTGCATCATTAGATGATATTGAGCGCCATTTGGACCAATTATGGAACCAACATAATTTTAGACCCGATGTTATCTTTATTGATTATTTAGATTTATTAAAAAATCGTCAACGCGCTAGAAATGAACGTAAAGATGATTTAGATGATATCTATACTGATGCTAAAGGATTAGCTAAGGAATTAGGTATTCCGATTGTATCACCATCACAAGTAAATCGTTCAGGTGCTGCTGATAAAGTAGTAGAGGGTGATAAAGCTGCTGGATCATATGACAAAATCATGATTGGTGATATTATTATTTCTACATCACGTTTACGAAAAGATAAAGTAGATAACACTTCTCGTTGGCATATTATTAAAAATCGTTATGGTACAGATGGTATTACTTTTAATTGTGATTTTGAAGGGTCTACAGGTATAACTCGCATTACTGGAGAATATGTCGAAGATGAAGAGTCGGATTCTCCACAACAATCTCCACAAAGAACTAAACAAGACTTCGACCACGATGATAAAGATTATCTACGAAAGAAGTTTTTTGAACTTGCGACTCCTTCTTAATTATCGTTAGTATATATTGTATTTATATCTGCACCTTAAAAAATTAAAATAAAATTTATGATAAAAGTTACCAAATTTTCAGCATCATGGTGTGGACCATGTAAAGTGCTGGCACCAATATTTGAACAAGTTAAATCAACAGTCGATGGAGTTTCATTCCAAGATGTTGATGTTGACGCAGATTCTGCATTAGCTATACAATACAAAGTACGAGGTGTTCCTACTATCGTTATTGAAAAAAATGGACAGGAAGTAAAACGTATTGTAGGCGGAACTACACAAGCAGCATTAACCTCAACTATTAACTCGTTTAAATAATATGATCACAGATAAGCGCTTATTTTACAAGCCGTTTGAATACGACCAAGCACATGAATTTTTAAAACAACAGCAACGTGTGCATTGGTTACCCGAAGAAGTTACATTAGCGTCCGACGTTAATGACTTTAAATTAAAATTAACCGAATCAGAAAAAAATCTAATCGGACAAATATTAAAATCATTTGCTCAGACTGAAACACACGTTGAGGATTATTGGTCATCTAATGTATCGCATTGGTTTCCAAAACCAGAAATTCAATCAATGGCTGTTACATTTGGTTCATTTGAATCAATTCATGCCGAAGCGTATTCATTACTAAACGAATCATTAGGTTTAGATGATTTTGCTGCATTCATGGACGATGAAGAAGCTCGTAATAAAATTGAGCGACTACAACAAGTAAAATCAGGTACAATGGATGAAATAGCACAATCATTAGCTATATTCTCAGCATTTACTGAAGGTGTTAATTTATTTTCATCGTTTGCTATCCTAATGTCATTTCAAATGAGAAATCTGATGAAAGGAATGGGACAAATCGTTGCGTGGAGTGTTAGAGATGAATCATTACATTCAAAAGCTGGATGTTGGTTATTTACTCAATTATTAAAAGAACGCCCTGAGTTAAATACAATCGATTTGCAGGAACGTATTAAAACAGCATGCGCTATTTCAGTAGAATTAGAATTTGCATTTATCAATAAAGTATTTGAAATGGGCGACTTAGAAAATTTAACTAAGGAGCAATTAAAGAATTTCATTCGCGCTAGAGCCAATGAAAAAATGATTGAATTAGGTTATAAACCATTATATGATGTGAATGAAAAATTATTAGACGAGATCGCTTGGTTTGGTCAAATTACATCAGGAGTAGAACAACAAGATTTCTTTGCGCAACGACCTTCGTCTTATTCGAAGTCGGTAGCGGATTGGTCAGATTTATAATATAAAATAATAAAAAATGAGCATAACAGTTGATACCCGCAAATGGGTTGTAGGAAAAGATTATCCCGAATGGATGGATGATATCGCATTAAGTATGATCTCTAAGGGATACTTATTATCAGATGAAAGCGTATTCGATGGTTTTAAACGTGTGTCTAAATCTGCTGCTCGTAGGTTACGTCGTAAAGATCTTCAACCATTCTTCTATGAGGCCATGGTGAAGAATTGGTTATGCTTAGCATCACCAGTACTTTCAAATATGGGTACTGAACGTGGATTGCCTATCTCATGTTATGGAATTGATGTTGATGATTCTGTAGAAGGAATTGCATCAGCCAATTCCGAACTAATGAGATTATCATCTCAAGGTGGTGGTGTTGGTATGTCGCTATCTCGTATTCGTGGACGTGGTGCTAGAATTACAGGTAATGGTGTAAGTGAAGGTATTATACCTTGGGCTAAAATTTATGATTCAACGATACTAGCTACAAATCAAGGATCAGTTCGTCGTGGAGCAGCTTCATTTAATTTGGATATTAATCATCCAGACATTGAGGAATTTTTAATGATGCGCCGTCCAAAAGGTGATGTTAATCGTCAATGTCTAAACACACACCATTGTGTAGTTGTTGATGATGTATTTATGCAGAAAGTAGAAGATCGCGATCCACATTCATTAAAGATTTGGGGTGAAATTTTACGTACACGTTTAGAAACAGGCGAGCCATACATTATGTTTAAAGATAATGTAAATAAAGCTAATCCTGAAGGATATAAGAAATTGAACTTAGAAGTTACAATGACTAATATCTGTTCTGAAATTGTATTATATACAGATCCATTACATTCATTCATTTGTTGTTTATCATCATTGAATTTAGCTCGTTATGATGAATGGAAAGATTATCGTTTTGATAATGGTATGTCTGTTCCTGAATTAGCGACTTGGTTCTTAGAAGGTGTGTTACAAGAATTTATTGATCGTGCTAAAAATATCCGTTTTATGGAAAATACAGTACGTTCAGCAATGAAAGGTAGAGCAATTGGTATTGGCGCTTTAGGATGGCATACATTCCTACAAGCAAAAGGTGTTCCATTTGTTGGAATTCAAGCAAACGCTTATACACGTGAAATATTCTCATTCATTGATGCCGAATCATTAAAAGCATCTAAAGATATGGCTGTAGAATATGGCGAGCCAGAATGGTGTAAAGGTACAGGCGTAAGACATTCACATAGAATGGCAATTGCTCCTACAGTATCGAATGCACACATTTCAGGTGGTGTTTCTCCATCAATTGAGCCATTACCAGCAAATATTTATAATTTAAAAACTGCTAAAGGCGTATTTATTAAAAAGAATCCAATACTAGAGCAATTACTCGAATCTAAAGGATTTAATATCACTTCAGTATGGGATCAAATCGCTAAAGATCAAGGTTCAGTTTATGGAGTACAAGAACACATTCTATCAGACGAAGAAAAAGAAGTATTCCGTACATTTAAAGAAATTAATCAATTAGAAATTGTACGCCAAGCTGGTATTCGTCAACAGTATGTTGATCAAACAGTATCATTAAATTTATGTTTTGATCCAAACGATACACCACGTTGGATGTCAGAAGTACATAAAGAAGCCCATAAAGCTGGTATTAAAACATTATATTACTTACGTACAGAATCTGTTTTACGTGGTGATAATTTAGATCGTACAGCGTCTTGTATTGCGTGTGAAGGATAATTTTCTCAATTAAATTTATTATGTTAGACGACTTATTAAAAGAATTAACAAAACTGAAGGAAGAAATTGATGTTATAGACATCAATCAAATTCCTGAAGAACAGCGATTTGAATTTGTAAATGGCCTCGCTGATAAGGTTTTAAACACATTAGATAATGCAAACATCCCGTTACCCGAAGAACATCCAGAAGATGGTGGAATCGAAATTCCAACCAGCAAATTTTAATGTATTTTATTATTGGAGACGTTTTAAAATGCGTCAAACAATGCATAAATATACTCCACTGGAAACACGAATTAAAAACGGAGATTTTGAAATATCTGATTACAGACATCAAGCATTTTATGAGTTGTGGTTATTAGACGATCGATTAAAAACCGAACGTTCTAAGTACCCATCTCATGAAGCCTGGTCAAATCGTAAAGAAGTAATCGAAAAACAACAATACGATCGTTACCATAAATTAATGAACGCATTCGATAAGGAAGAACCAAAAATATGGTCAGAATTAGTAGGCGAGTTAGCAGGAGACTTCAGACATTTGGGGCCCGATAAATTGTCTCGTATAGATTTAATTAATGAATTAGCAGGAGAATTCGATGGTACTACTTTAGAATTCTATGAATACTTAAAAAATTATAATAAATAGTTATGGCCCTTATTTCACACGAAGTACCATTAGATCTATTAGATGAGTCGTTAAAGTTTAATGACTATCATTATTGTTTACCTCATTTATTAGAAAATAAACAGTACTATCAATTCTTTAAAAGTGCATCTGAACGTGGTGATTTAATCATTATGGACAATGGTTTATTTGAAGGAGTATCGCATACAATCGAAGATTTACTCGAGAAAATCAATGATATTAAGCCAAGTATATTCATCGTTCCTGATGCATGGAATAACCCTCAAACAACTGTTAAAAACGCTAAAAAATGGATTGATTATTATATAGATAAAATTCCATCTACTACTAATTTAATGGCAGTAGTACAAGCAAAAACGGTATCTGATGCAATGCTTACATACAGTAAATTCGTTGAATTAGGTTATACACACATTGCATTAAATCATGCTGGGGTTTATTTTAAGGAATTATATAAACATCAAAATGAATTATTAAGTTTAATGACGGGACGTATTAAATTTGTTAATATGTTACCATCATTAAATGGATTTAATAAAACAATTCACCATCATTTATTAGGTGCTACATTACCTAATGAATTCTCTAGCTACAAAGGCAAAGAATATTCATTTATCAAAACAATCGATACATCTAATCCAGTTATTTACGGTTTAAAACACGGTAGATATCCATCTGAAGTATTGTTAGATAAACCAAAAGAAAAGTTAGAAACATACTTTGATCAGAAATTATCGGATCAGCAGATTTCTGATGTATTATATAACGTCAAACATTTTAGAACACTTTTATCATGATTACATTCAAATCATCAAAATTATTTGATGGATTCTCCACTGTATTTCGTCAATGGAGAGCAGAAGGAACCCACTGTAGGTTCTTACATGGATACGCTATATCCTTTAAAGTAGATTTTGAAGGAGATTTAGACGAACGCAATTGGGTATGGGATTTCGGTGGTATGAAACGTGCCAATGGAAATATCGATGGTATGAACCCAAAACAATGGTTTGACTATTTATTAGATCATACTACAATCATCTCAGACGATGATCCATATTTAGAGCAATTCAAGCAAATGGGTGAAGATGGTATTATTCAATTACGTATTTTACCTTATGTAGGTGCTGAACGTTTTGCTGAGTATCTGTTCAAAAAGATTAATGAATTTGTTCAAGACGAAACACATTACAGAGTTAGAGTAGCTAAAGTAGAAGTATTTGAAAATGGCCGTAATTCAGCTTCATACGAAGAGGAATACATGCCTATTTAATTTCTTAATTATATTTAATATAATCGGTTATCGGAACTAATCGATCAATAAATTAATACGTTCCAACTATATATTATAAATTTTATGTCTAGTACAAAAAAAGCAGTTTTATCATTATCCGGAGGAATGGATTCCTCAACATTATTACTTCACTTATTAGCTAATGGCTATGAAGTTACAGCATTAGGATTTGATTATGGGCAAAAACACCGTGTTGAATTAGAACGTGCAGCATCGTTAGTTGAGTATATTAATACGGCTCCAATGCGTGTTACTCATACTGATCAAGTAATTGGTGGATTTGAAGAAGCATATCCTAAAGTAAAACATCAAATCATTAAATTAGATGGATTGCAAAATTTACTTCATTCAGCATTAGTTACAGGTGGAAACGATGTACCAGAAGGACATTACGAGCAAGACAACATGAAAGAAACTGTTGTACCTAATCGTAATAAGATTTTCGCTTCATTAATCCAAGCAGCAGCATTATCAGTTGCAACTAAAGGCGATAAACAAGAAGTAGCAATTGCAATGGGTATTCACGCTGGTGATCACGCTATTTACCCTGATTGTCGTCAGGAATTCCGTGATGCTGATATGGAAGCATTTAAAATTGGTAACTGGGATTCTGAATTAGTATATCACTATACTCCGTATTTAGAAGGTAATAAATTTACTATTTTGGAAGACGGATTAGCATGTTGTGAGAAATTAGGTTTAGATTTTGATGAAGTATATAAACGTACTAATACATCATACAAACCTTATCCATCAGGAAATAGCGATTACAAATCAGCGGCATCAGTTGAGCGTATTGAAGCGTTTATTCGTTTAGGACGTAAAGATCCAGTTCAATATGAAGATGAAACAGGTCCAGTTAGTTGGGAAGTTGCTAAAGCAGCAGTAGAACAAGTATTAGCAGAATATCAGCAATAATGGAAGAAATTAGACACATTATTAGTCATTTGTTAGGATCGTGCGGCGATGCACATCCTAACATTTTATCTGTACTCGCTGGTGATGTACAGTTTCTTACTTATATTCAACAATTAATTAAATTAAAATTCAAAATATGAAGTGTATCAAAAAAGGAGATGAAATCCGTAGAGTATCAGATGTAGATGCTGATCTAAAAGTAAAAGTACATGGATGGACATTTGCTCCTAAAGCCGAATGGAAAACTAAAGTACGCGATGCAAATAAGAAAACCGTTGAGGTAAATATTAATGCAGAAGCAGTTGTAGATAAAAAATTAGCTAAACGTTTAAAATTAAAAGAAAAACAAGATGGCACTAGATTATACTAAAAATCAACCGATAATTGAAGTATATCGTTGCGTTCAAACTGAAGGTTCACTAGCTGGTAAACCACACATCATTGTACGTACTACAGGATGTACTCATAGGTGTTACTTTGGTGAAGGTGGGTGGTGTGATTCATGGTATACATCAATTCATCCAGAAAAGGGTAAATATACATTAGATGATATTAAGAAATTCTTTTCTGACAATTGGGATATTAATCATTTGATGTTAACTGGTGGATCACCTACAATGCACCCGGAAATGTGTAATGAAATAATTAATTTATTTAAAGCATTACATGATAAAAAAGGTATTGTAACTATTGAAACCGAAGGATCACATCCACTAATTACTGATCATCGTATTGATGTTATTTCATTATCACCTAAATTCTCTAATTCAATTCCAGTAATTGGTGTTGAAACACCACAAGGTAAAATTGTAGATCAGAAAATGATTGATCAACATAATAAGTATAGAGAAAAATATGATGCAATTCGTCAATTATTAGCATACCATAAGAATTACCATTTCAAACCAGTATGGGACGGTACAGATGAATTGATGCATGAAATTGAGGCATTCAGAAAACGTTTTAATATACCAAAACATAAAACATGGATTATGCCTGCTGGCGATACTCGTGAAGAATTAATTAAGATGTATCCAATAGTATTGGATTATTGTACAGCACATTCATATAATTTTTCAGGACGAGATCATATCATTGCATACGGTGACAAGAGGGAAGTTTAGTATATTTATACTAAACCCTTAACTTGTTATATAATGGCAAAAGCAAAAGCAACGGAATCCCGTAAGATTGAGATTAAAAAAAAGAGTATCGGTCGTCATGCAAAGAATAAATCCTCATTTGCAAAGCAATCAAAAAATTACGAGAAAAGATATCGTGGACAAGGTCGTTAATTCGACCTTTCCTGATTATATTTAAGTATAAAATAAAAGTTATGGCAACAGCAACACTAACATACGATTTAAACGATCCAGAAGATAAACAAGCTCATTTAAGAGCTGTCATGTCATTGGATTTAGTATTGATGATGTGGAAATATGACCAGTATTTACGATCAGAATACAAACATGGTGGTAATGAAGGAGCATATGAATATAGAGAGAAATTCATTCAAATGATGAATGAATATAATATCGATTTAGACCAATTACTTTCATAAGCAATGTACGAAGTAGAACAACGCATAGTTACAGATTTAGGTGTTGGTAGTATACTACGTGTAGAACACGAGAGATACTACGTTATAATCGATTTTCCTGTCGATAACACACACTCATATGAAACTTGGCTTACTGACAGTGATATCCGATATTCATTCGATACTAAAGAAGATTATAGGCGGATGCCGCCTGAAGATGATAATCGAGTAACACGATCATTAAAACCACAACGAGTAAAAAAACAAAAAACAGTATATAGACATGGAAGATACGCACAAGTTTGGAGATAATATGAAAGCACTACTAGCATTTATTTTAGGAGCAATATTGTTCCAATTTATTTTTTGGACATTAATTAAACCAACTGATACACCTCCAGAACTAATAACTACAGAATGTAAAGCTGATTCATTACAGAATGTAATTGGTAATTTACAATCCGATATTAAAATGTTAGAAGATGGATTTGATTCTAGAGAACATCGATATGAAGATGTTTTATTTGAATATGAATTGGGGTTATCTTATTTAAAAGATTACCACCCAACAGCATATAAAGATTTCCATAGAATAGTTGGAATGAGAGAAAGATACTCACATGAACTTGAAAGAGAAAATATTAAAAATTTAAAATTATAAAAATGGGATTAAGAGAATCAACAGCTGAACTACACAGTAAAGCAGAAAAAATGGAATTCAACCAACGAATGTTTCGTGGTGAATTATCTACAGACGAATATGTAAAATACTTATATCAGCAATTATCTATATTTGATGCTATTGAATCAGAGGAATTACCTCACCCATCATTAACTCGTACAGATAAAATAAAGGAAGATATACTTGAATTAAAATCAGTAATGGATATAATGAATATTCTTCCAATTACAACAGCATATTCTCATTATTTATCTACTTTAACTAAGGAAGAACGTCTACCTCACGTTTATTTACATTATTTAGCATTAGCTTATGGTGGGCAAATGATGAAAGACCAAACACCAGGTTTAGGTAGAATGTATGATTTTGAAGATATGCAAGAAGCTATTGGTGCTATTAGAGCAGTCCAACAAGATGAATGGGCAGACGAAGTAAATAAAGGATTTGAATATATCATTACTATCTTAAATGAATTACAAAATAATACTGGATCAAACAGCTAATATTTTAGAAAATATTCTGATTGAAGATAATGGATTTGAAATCGAAACAGAAGATTTCGGGTGGGAAAATACCCGATATGTTTCTGATTCATTTCGTATTGCTCATATTGAACGCTATAGTGATAGAGCATTAGAAGTATTACATTTTACAGCATTTCCACAGTTGAATTTTGCAGATCCAATATTTGGATTTGATATTATATGCACTAATGAAAAACCACTAGCTGCATTCATAGATTTATCTCCAGTTACTTATTCACCTGATAAATTTATTAATTACGAGTTTAAAACACCATACCCATTACCTGAATGGGCTAATAATATATTTTCTGAACATGCTGTAGCAATCAGACCAGGTACTGAAGAAATGGTTCGATTATGTAACGAAGCAACTGATTTATTTGAGTCGTATACTGAAACAGTAGGTTTATTTGCTGATCCTAAATTAGTAGTTGAAGCACAAAATTATTATTGCGAACAACAATCTAAAAATGAGCGTACATATAATGTATTAAAAGCTAAATTAGGTGAAGAATGCGCTAAATATTTCATGGACACAGTTTTATTCCCAAAAATTCACTAATGAATAACATAGACAAACATTATCAAGCATTATTACAAGACATTTTAGATAACGGTGTAGAAAAATCTGATAGAACTGGTACTGGTACTATATCAGTATTTGGTAGACAGATTCGCCATAAAATGTCTGATGGATTTCCATTACTAACTACTAAAAAGATGGCGTGGAAATCAATCGTAACTGAATTGTTATGGTTTTTGCGTGGGGATACTAACATCAAATTCCTATTAGATTATGATTGCCACATTTGGGATGGTGATTGCTATAAAAGGTATTATACCGAATGGAGTAAAGCCATACCAGGTGATGGTACATTTAGTTCTAATGAATATAAATCTCCTTCAAAATATGAAGCATGTAATTTTATACAAGAGGAGTTTATCAACAAAATAAAAACCGATAATGAGTTTGCAAAGAAATGGGGTGATTTAGGACCAATCTATGGTAAGCAATGGAGACAATGGCAAGGTTGGATGGATATGAATGGTAATGAAAAAGGTTCATTGTGGTATGATCAAATACTACAATTAGTTTATTCACTTAGAACTAATCCAGATAGCAGACGATTAATGGTATCTGCTTGGAATGTAGCAGAATTAGACCAAATGACATTACCACCATGTCATTATGGATTTCAATGTTATGTTAGAGAAGGTAAATATCTTTCATTGATGTGGAATCAACGTTCAGTAGATACATTTTTAGGATTACCATTTAATATTGCTTCATACGCCTTATTACTTGAAATATTAGCTAAAGAAGTAAATATGGTACCTGATGAATTAATCGGTAATTTAGGTGATGTTCATTTATATTCAAACCATATCGAGCAAGCTAAAATGCAAATATTACGTAAACCATTTTCATTACCAAAAGTAAACATTACTGAACGTAATTGGTACCAACATGAGTTAGTTAAAGAACGATTAGGGCCAAAAACATTCAGCGACAAAATATTATCATATCGCCCAGACTGCTTCGAATTAATCGGATACGAATCACATTCAGGAATTAAAGCACCATTATCGAATTAATTATGATATATAAAATAGGAGTAGTTGTTGGGATATTCATATTTGTTTACATATTGTATAAATCATCAAAAATATATTAGTTATGAAGTATTTAGTTTTATTATTGGCTTTATTGTTTCCTTCGTTTACTAAGCCAAAACGAATATTGTTTATAGGAGACTCATTAACATGTTATTCAGGTGGATGGCAACATCAATTTGCTAAAGGATTAGGACGTGAGTATGTAAATTTATCGTCTGTAGGAAAACGTACAGATTGGATGTATAAAACACTACATAATCAACTTTTAACTTATTCAGATTATGAGATGGTAGTAATCTATGGTGGAGCAAATGATGCTTTCTCAAGTGTGCCCCTATCTAAAGTAGTAAATAACATTCAAAATATGGTAGATGAATGTATCTACTATGATATTCCAGTTGTAGTTGTATTAGGATACTCACCTCATAAAATACTTACAAACGGACCATATCCAGAAGTAACAATGTTCCGTGCTAGAACAAGATATGCTAATTTACAAGCAAGATTAAACAATCAATTAATGAGATGTGATATCATTCCAGTAGATACTACTATAGATCGTTCAGATTCTGGTGATGGGATACATTTGAAAGCATCAGGACATCGTAAATTTGCTAAATTTGTATTAGCTAATATACATTATTCAAAGTAGTAATAATTAAGTTAATTTACATAAAAGATAAAATTGATATTTATATATATACAATAATGTCTATCTAAAACTTTTATGAAACCCAACAAAAATAAAGTACTCTTTATTTTAAAACGCAACGAAAATTATGGTGCTGAACAATATTCCCATGTAGGATTAAGCACTGGCCTGTACAATTCAGCTCTCTTTATGGATGAGATGCTAAAGAAAGATCACATTGAATCTAAAATGGTGGTTGTAACTGATAACAACGATATTGATCGTGAAGTAACAGAATTCAAACCAACATACGTTATTATTGAAGCGCTATGGGTAGTTCCATCCAAATTTGATGTATTAGTTAAATTACATCCAAACGTTAAATGGGTAATTCGTTTACATAGTGAAGTGCCATTTTTAGCAAATGAAGGAATGGCAATGGATTGGTTAGGTAATTATAGCAAGTATGATAATGTAGTTGTAGCTTGTAATTCCCCTCAAACAACTAAAGATATCCAATTCTATTTGGGACATAAAAACGATTGGGATAAAAAATTACAAAAACAACGAGTAATATTCTTACCTAATTATTATCCTCAAGACTATAAATCTAAAAAGTTAGATAAATCAAAAGATACTATCAATATAGCTTGCTTTGGTGCTGTTCGCCCATTAAAAAATCATTTAATACAGGCAATAGCTGCTATTGGATTAGCTGATAAGATTGGTAAGAAACTTAATTTCCACATCAACTTCAGATTGGAGCAAAAAGGCGAACCTATATTTAATAATTTAGTTGCTTTATTTGAACAATTAGAAAATAAGGGACATAAATTAGTAATTCATAAGTGGGCATCACGTGATGAATTTTTAGAATTATGCTCTAAAATGGATATTGGAATGCAAGTATCATTTAACGAAACATTCAATATTGTAGCTGCTGATATCATTTCACAAGGTGTACCATTAGTAGCATCACCTGAAATACCTTGGGCTAGTCATTGGTTTACAACACGCCAAACCAATACAAATGACATCTTTAGTACTTTATGTGATACGTATAATTACCCACGTGTGAATGTTTATATGAATAAATGTTTATTAAAATCATATACAGATAAAACACGTAAAATCTGGGCAAATTATTTTAAATAAAACTATGAAAAAATTATTATTACTATTATTACTCGCATCATTTGGTTTAACAGCACAAGACATTGTAGTAATCAAACACACAAACTATACAACACATTTCAGTAAATCAAAAAGATACCCAGTATTAGTACAATGGGAAACAACAAAAGCAATGGTAGGCTGTCTAACACCTTTAAAACGTAAAGACAATTTTAAACCAGATCCACAATTAGTAGATGAAACTAATATTGCGGTTTATTATGTAAAAAGTGGATACGATAGAGGACACGTAATGCCTGCAGCTGATAATCTTTGCCAAACACAAGCAATACAAGATGAGTGTTTCTATTATTCAAACATGGTAGCACAAACACATAGATTAAATGCTGGTGATTGGAAATCATTAGAAACTGCAACTAGAAATTGGGCCGCTATTAGTTCAAAAGTAAGAGTATGGAGTGGTTCAATTGGTGAGGCAAAGAAAATTGGTCTAGTATCAGTTCCTACACAATGTTGGAAAGTAGTTCAGGTAGCAGGTAAATGGCATGCATATCTATTTAATAATGACTTATCCCCATCAGATGGATTTCAAAATAACGAAGTTCCATTAGCACAAATAGAGAAATTAACTGGATTTACATTTAAATAATAGTTTGTTTCTTAAGTATTTCTTAATTACATTTAGGAAAAATAAAAGTTATGGCTGATTTTTCAAAACAATGGTGTGAAAGTTATGATCCCGAAATGCCGTGGGATTTTGATATTATTGAAGAGGCAAATAAATTAAAACCAAATTATGGTATTAGAATTATATGTGAAGGATATGGTTTTAGTGAAATTATTAAAGACAATAATAATAATATCAAATTAGGATTTTATCATGGTGAAGAAATGAATTATAAATCATTAGAACAAGTTATAGGACACAATGGATCAATTTAAAGTAGACACAGTAGTAGCAAGTATTATTGCTAAATTTGAGCGTAGAGCTCGTATGGGAAACCAAAAATACGGTACTGATTTAGATCGTACTGATTTAGAGAAAGTTGATTGGATTAATCACGCCCAAGATGAATTAATGGATGGTATTTTATACCTAGAAAAATTAAAACAAGAATTACAGAAAGATTAGAGTAAATATATTTATACGAAATGAAAACAACATCTACATATTGTAATTCGACTTGGCAGGAAACAGCTAGGATAGGGGTATAGTATAGATAACGTATAATATATTAAATCGGCCCCTAATCACAAGTTAGGGGTTTTTTATTTATGTCCTTGGTGCAATGGTAGCATACCGCTCTCCAAAAGCGATGATAAAGGTTCGAATCCTTTAGGACGTGCATAAGTTGAGTTGGCGGAGTGGCCAAACGCACTCGTTTGCAAAACGACAAAATCGCTGGTTCGAATCCAGCACTCAACTCTAGGAAATAAAAGATTTCCTGATTATGTTTATTATGTAAGGAGAGTTGTCAGAGCGGTCGAACGAGGTAGTCTTGAAAACTATTGTCTGTAACAGGACCGGGGGTTCGAATCCCTCACTCTCCTCATAGGTTGATTGGGATGTATCCTTTAACTGTAGGAAGGGCGGGTACGATCGGTTAGAAATGCCAATCATAAAAGTAGATGTCCACGCACCCATCTTCTACTTTCCTAAATTGCTTCCGTAGCTCAGATGGTAGAGCAGCTGACTTGTAATCAGCAGGCCGTTGGTTCGACCCCGACCGGAAGCTCAGTAATGGCCCTATCGACAAGCGGTTAAGTCACGTCCCTTTCACGGATGAGTCACGGGTTCGATTCCCGTTGGGGCTACAAATATTTATTATTATGATAACAACAATTGCAATTGCCTCATTGGCTGGATTTGGTTTAGGATGTATTTGTACTCTATTAGCATTTGATTGCCCTAAATGTAGATGTGAGTGCAACGATAATAAAAAACAATTACTAAAAGGATAAGTTATGCTAGATTTAAAAGAATTACTTATAATGCTGGGATTAGCCGTTGGAGGTCCGATGCCTAGTCAAGACATGACATTTTACAGACAAAAATTAGGTACTGAATTAGGTATGGAGCAGAAACTCAATGCTGAAATTAAAGCACTTGAATATCGTAAAATATGGGATGAAGCAAATAAAACAGAAAAAACTGATTTTGCCGCTAGTTGGTTTAAAGAGAAAAAAACTGATGATAAATTAATCCAACATAAAAAAGATCTTACTCAAACTAAGAAGAAAATTAAAGCGCTAAAACAAATCATTGAAAAAGATTCATTAGAGCGCATTAAAATAGAACCTATAACATTATAGGTATAACGTTTTTACTAATCTATTACTTCTTTATTAATATTTAACAACCCGTTTCTTCCACCAGTATGTCTGCGGTTAGAGATGGGTTGTTTTGATTTCCGCTCAGTATTGTCAAATTTGACTAAAACTACGCTAAATAATGTACTAATTAATAATGAGATTGCTAATAATGGCATTTTATTTTATATTTTGTTCGATAATACGTATATAACACTTCTACGAAAACGACAAATTGCCATAATGTTCGTTGAAAAATCCACACTACGCCTATAATATTCAAATTTGGCTTTGTAGTATATACTATATTTATGGGGGAACTAGTTCTATCTATGAAGAAAGTAATTGCTATATTAATATTGGTTTTGGCATCATTCATTAGCCAAGCGCAAACTCCTAAGTTATTTCTACATAATGTAGAAAATAAAATACAAATTGGTAAATTAGCAGGAAACCGCAATTTAGCATTTGGTGTTAAAAATATAGTTGAAGAACTATTATCCGAAAATTATTCATTAGTACCTACTAAAGAAGCTGCTGATTATTCAGTACAAATCGACATCGTATTTTTAGATGTTGAACAATCAAATGTAAGTATAGGTATAATGCATCAAGATAAACAATCCGTCGTTATTAGTATGGTGGGTAAATTATTAAAGGGCGATAAAGTCGTCAAAACAAAAACAACAACAGAAAAATCAAGTGAGATATCAATGTCTACTTTAGTAATTTCTGAAGCTGGTGGTTTTAATCAAACGTCATTAAGTAATGCATTGAAGAAAGCATCGGTTTCATTAACTACTAAATTATTAGACAAAATATGAAAAAATTATTATTCTTACTATTATCATTAGTAAGTTTAACCGCGTTTGCGCAAGAACCAAAAATTAGGTTAGCTGATGACTCTACTAAGGTAGATATTGCTGGTGGAGTAATTGATAAAGGTGATGAATTCATCGTCAATGTCCAATTAAATGGTAATGGAAATACAACTTCTCGTTCATTGTATTTCGATTTTGAATTCAATAACGCTGCATTTGATTTTGTAAGTGTTGGGCACACTGGAACAGGTGGAAATGGTGGTGTATTACCTACAGGTGCTAGTATTACAATGGATAATTACACATATCCAGGTTATTCATTTGCTGGAAATGGTAATAACACATCCCCTAATGGTAATCAAAATTACAACAGTGCGGGATACAGTTTTACTCAAGGTGGTCCTAAAACAATTATTCGTGTTTATTTAAACTGGGCATCAAATTCACCACTACCTTATAATACTTATGGTGATTTATTGAAATTGCGTTTTAGATTAAAAACAACAGCAGTAGGTGATGCATGGGATCCAATTAAAATGAACTTTGCAGCATCATTTAACCAAAATGGTTCATCAGGCGCTGCGGTAAACGAAATTCCATTAACTACAGTAATTACACAAAACCCAGACGCTAAGAAATTCGTTAAAGCAGTATTGGATTTAAATGGAAATATTAATCCAACTCACGTTAAAGTATTATTTAAGAAAGCTGATAATACTGGACCAATGTTTAATGTAACTGCAAATGGTACAGTAAATATTGTAGATTCATTATTGACTGCAAATACCGCTTATCAAATTATGGTAATGGCTAATATGGATCAATTACCAGCTATAATGAATTCAGCAGTATCGGTATCTGATTATACAACAGCACAATCAGAATTTGTATCTCAAAATCTAGATAGA